GCAGTTTTTCAAAATTCCATCCCTTTCCTCACTGCTCCGTTAGGAGTCAAGACAATTCGCGGCAGTTCGCCCTTCCTCTTTTTATTTTTTTTTTCAGCGCCGCAATTTCATTATTGCCTCACATTACGCCGGAGTAATGTGCGGGATTAATCCCCTCTTATACTGTATACTGTACTAACATTTGTACTACTGAATGTAATTCCCCGCGCAAAGTCAGCCCGCGACTGGCAAACGTCAGAGCCGCCGGGGCACAATCACCCCATTCAAGCTATGTGAGGTATGCGAAATGACTGTCGGCGCCAATGGATACGACGAAGGGAAGGCCATCGTCAATGTAAGCTACACCCATGACAGTATGATCGACCTCATCCTTGCAGAGCCAGAGGTGTCGCATATCAAACTTGCCGAGGTGTTTGGCTACTCTCAGGGGTGGATCAGCCGAGTGATCGCCTCCGATGCTTTCCAAGCGAGGATGGCAGAGCGCAAGGCACAACTGGTGGACCCCACCATCGCGAAGGCCCTGGATGATCGGTTGAAGGGGCTGGCCACGCAGAGCCTAGAGATTGTTGCACAGAAGCTGTCGTCGGAGAATAGCGCAACCTACGCGATGGAAGCGCTTGGACTGGCCAGTCGTGCCTTGGGCTATGGTGCGCGCCCACAAGCTGAACGCCGCGGAGGCCGTCGGTGACGCCTGAAAGCATCCGGAAGATCCAAAACGGTGAGGTCTTCAGCTATGATGAACCCGCAGCAGACAAAGCGCTCAGCGAAGTGGTGGCTGAGATGCTTGCTGAAGAGCCCCCGACGAGCAAAAAAGTTAAAGCAACCCGCCTTGCCCGGCCGGAGCTTGCTGAGACTGCGGAATCGCCTCAGACAAACGTCCCGCTGACGCAACGTCCTCACGTCGACTTCAACGAATTGGTGGAATGGCTTGTCGTCCACCCAGGAGCAACCCATGCGGAAATCGGTGCAGCTTACGGTCGGCCTGCTGGCTGGTTCTCTACTATTGTGGTCACTTCGGAGTTCCAAGACGCAATGGGGCCGAGAAGGGCAGAAATCGACAACCCTGGAGTCACCACAACACTTGAAGAGCGCTTTCAAGCCCTCGTCGTGCGGAGTGTGGACATCCTGCAATCAAAACTCAGTGTCGCTAACCCAGACCCACTGCTCACCCTTGAAGCCGCGAAGCTTGGGGTCCGCGCACTTGGCCTTGGTAATGCCGGCCGGGACACCAAGCCAGTCGAGGGCGGACAGTCCCTTGAAACACTCGCAGACAGACTTACAGCACTTGTCGTCAACCGCAGGGGTGGCTCGATCGGGGCAGTCCCTGCCGCCACGGAGTTCGTCGAAGATGTAACGCCTAAGGCGAAGGAAGTCTGATGGCAACTGTCGTCCCTCCAATGAAGAAGGTAAAACTCAGTGCGGAACTCATCGAAGGCTTCGCTGGAACTTTCCTCAGCCCACTGTATGACGACGCCAAGCCCACTCCCGATTTCCATCGGGAAGCTTGGCAACTCTACAGTAGTGATGAGCCCTTTTGTGCAGTCGCGGCTCCACGTGGACATGCCAAGAGTACAGCCCTCACCCACGATTACACTCTGGCCGTCGCTCTCTTCCGAGTAGAGAGTTACATGATCCTCGTCTCTTCCAATGAGGAGATGGCGATCGAACACTTGGGGGACATCACCCGAGAGGTTACTGAGAATGAAGAAATCATTGATCACTTCGGTATTGCAGGCCTTGAAACTCAGGCGAAGACCGACATCATCATTAACTTCAAAGACGGCTACCAGTGCCGTATCATTGCCAGAGGCTCCGGCCAGAAGATGCGAGGCCGGAAGTGGAAGGGCAAACGCCCAGGCCTCATCATCTGTGACGACCTTGAAGATGATGAACAGGTTGAAAACATCGACCGGCGAATCAAGTTTCGTAAGTGGTTTAACCGAGCCCTTCTGCCTGCAATGCGCCGCGGAGGGAAAGCCCGACTTCACGGAACTATACTGCACGAAGACTCGCTGCTGGCTCGAATCATAAAGGGGGACAGCTGGAAGACGCTGTTCTACCGTGCACACAAAGGGTTCGACGACTTCACGGAAATCTTGTGGCCGGAGCAGTTCACCGAAAAGGAACTCCGCCGCATCCGGAAGACCTTTGTTGATGACTTTGACGCTGGGGGCTACTCGCAAGAGTACCTCAACGATCCCTTCGACAACAGTGAAGCGTATCTGAAGAAGGACGATTTCATTCCGATGTCGGCGGATGATTACGAGCTGGACAAGAAGGTTTGTGTGGGCGTGGACTTTGCAGTGTCCAAAAAAGATAAAGCCAATCGCTCTTCGTTCACCGTGGGAGGGCAGGACGCCCTGAACTTCATCCACATCATCGGGCAGTATGTCGGGCGTTGGGACACCTCTGAGATTATGGATCAGATGTTCGACATCCAGGAACGTCATGACCCCTACTGTTTCTTTGTGGAAGACGGCGTCATCTGGAAGAGCATCGAGCCGATGCTGCAAAAGGAGATGGCTTCCCGCAACGTCTTCCTCTCGTGCGTGCCCATTACCAGCGTGAAAGACAAGGCGGTCCGTGGCCGGAGCTTGCAGCGTCGCATGCGTGCCAAGGCCATCAGGTTCGACAAGGAAGCCGATTGGTATGCTGCCTACGAGGTGGAACTGCGGAGGTTCACAGGAAACAGCGATGCCACGTTGGACGACCAGTTCGACAGTACCGCAATTCTGACGAGAGGCTATGATGACATGCCTGTCCTTGATGAAGAAGACTTCATGACCGAGGAAGAAATTTATTTCAATCGTCAGCAAGAAAAGCGGGCGGTTGGCCGTAGTCGGGTGACTGGCTACTAACCCCAAAGGAAACGATATGCCTGCAGCTACTGTTGCTTCTCTGCCGAAGGGTGAAAAGGCTCTGCCCAAACGCACCAATGTTGGTGTGAGCAGCACCATCAACCACGTGACCGCGAAGATTCCACTGAAGGAACTCGTGGTCATGCCCAATATTTGCGAGAAGCTGACGAAACAGCAGATCGATGATATTGGGAGTGCCGCTGTTGAAGGGTATCGGAAGGATCGGAGCAGCCGCGTCGAGTGGGAACAGCGGAACGCGGATGCGCTGAAGCTGGCCCTTCAAGTTGTGGAGGCGAAGAGCTTCCCCTGGGAGAATTGCTCCAACGTGAAGTTTCCGTTGATCACCATCGCGGCACTGCAGTTTCTGGCCCGAATCAGCGTCCTTACCAAGGGCAAATACCCTGTGAAGGTGGAGAACTTCGGCGTGGACCCCGATGGCAAAGCCAATGAGCAGGCGCAGCGACTGTCCAAGCACCTCTCCTATCAGATCACGGAAGAGGATCTCAACTGGTTGGACGATGACGAGAAGACGAAGCTGTCAGCCTGCATCTTGGGCTGCGCCTTCAAGAAGACCTACTTCGACCCCATTACACAGATGGTTGTGTCGAAGTTCGTTCCCGCTTCCAACTTCGTCGTGGATTACCATACGAAGAACTTGGACAGTTGCAACCGGGCGTCGGAGCTGATTCCCTGGACCAAGAACGATGTGGTAGAACGGGAGAGGGCCGGCGTCTTCCTCCCGATGTCGGACACACCGCCTTCGCCCGAGATCGAAGTGAATCTGTTGAAGGAAGCCCGCGACGAAGCGACCGGCGTGCGGGACAATGAAGGCGGTGCCGACGATGTGATGCACCTGACTCTTCCTTACTTGTTCATCGAACAGCATCTGTGGCTTGACCTTGACGGAGACGGCTATGCGGAACCTTACGTCGCCACAGTCCGGCTCGACACCAAAGAGTGTCTGCGAGTCGTGGCTCGATTCTTCGATGAAGGAGACGTCATTCGGAAGAACGATTCAGTGGTCCGAAAGCTGGAAGAGTCTGCGGAGAAGGCAGAGACCAGAGAAGAAAAGCAGAAGATCGATCGTCGAATCGCGGAGCTGAAGCAGGCGAAGGACAATTACATCCTGCGGATCGTGCCGGAGAAGTTCTACACCAAGTACACCTTCATCCCGTCGCCGGATGGCAGCTTCTACGACTTGGGGTTTGGTAGCTTGCTGGGGCCGCTGAATGCCAGTGTGGACACGGTGATCAATCAGCTGATTGACAGCGGCACGATGAACACCACTGCGGGTGGTTTCTTGGGCCGTGGTGTGAAGCTAAAGGGCGGGAAGACGAGCTTCGACCCCTTCGAGTGGAAGCCCGTTGATAGCAGTGGCGATGATCTGCGGAAAAACATCTTCCCGCTGCCTGTCCGTGAGCCCTCTCAAGTGCTCTTTTCCTTGCTGCAACTCCTCATAACGTATGGGGAGAAGGTCAGCGGAGCCACCGACATCATGACGGGAATCAGCCCTGGCCAAAACACTCCTGCGGAGACCTCGCGCAACACCCTGGAACAGGGGATGAAGGTCTTCAGCGGGATCTTCGCCCGGATGCATCGCGGGTTTACCAACGAACTTCGCAAGTTCTACTCCCTCAACCGGCTGTACTTGCGGAGCACACCGCAGTGGGATCGGCTGACGAGCGGCCCTGCCGCCCTCATCATGCCCAGCGACTATCAGCCGGACACCTATCGGGTGAGGCCTGCCGTGGATGCAACGATGGTGAGTGAATCGCAGCGTCAACAAACGGCAGGCATGGTTCTGCAGGCAGCACAATCCAATCCTGGCTACAATGTGTACTTGGCGAACAAGGAATTCCTCGAATCCTACGGTGTGGGCAACATCGAACTTCTGCTCCCCGACCCGAAGGGACCGAATGCGATTCCGCCTGCCCCCAACCCGAAGCTGGAACTCGAAAAGCAGAAGCTGCAATTGGAAATGCAGCAAATGCAAATCGACCAGCAAACCACGATGATGGAATTGCAGCAAGACGCCATGGTCAATCAGGCGAAAATCCTCAAGCTGCAAGCGGAAGCAACAAAACTCTTGGCAGATGCCGAGGGTATCGATACGGGGCACCAAATTGCCCTGTTAAATGCTCAAATCGGTGCAGCCAAGTCGCACGAAGAGAGCCTTTTCAAAGCGCTGCAACTCATGCAGAAATCAATAGACCAACGGCAGAAAGCCGCGAAAGAAGGAGTGCCAGGTGGACCAGCAAAAACAGCAGAAGCAGCTGCGGGAAGAGTCGCGGGAATGGTTAGCCCACCCGGTGACCAAGCGGCTCTTGGACAGCCTGCGGGCTAGCAGGGAGGAAACCAAGGAAACTTGGGCCAAAAAGGGGTTTGTGGGTGAGAGCGCCACAGAGACGTCGAACAAAAATGCTCACGCTCTTGGTGGAATTTTCGTCCTGGACCAAGCAATTGAACTTATTGAAAGTGGAGAACTGTGATGACTGACTCGAATGAAATCCAATACTTGTCGCCGCTGCAACGTGGGCAGGGCTGGCGCGCTCGCAAGGGTCCGCAAAGTCCCAATACCAGCGGCTTCCGCGCAACGGGCTTCCGCATTCTGCTGGAACCTGCGGCAGTGGAAGAGACAACGGAGTCTGGCATCATCCTGGTGGCGAAGACCATCGACAAGGAGAAGAGCGTTGGCGTCATCTGCCGTGTGGTGGAGATTGGCTGGGACGCTTGGGCAGACAAGTCCACGGATTTCTGCGACGTCGGGGACAAGGTTCTGGTGGGGCAGTACACTGGAAAGTTCCACACATCCGAAAAAGATGGGAAGGAATACCGCTTCGTAGCGGATTTGGACATTCTCAGCACGCTCGAAGACTAATCCGTAATCCCCTCACATTACTAGCCAGTAATGTGAGGTATTAATTAGCAATATAGACTGGAAAAATCATGCCAACCCCCAACGAACAAGATCCCAACACCCTCACCCCGACTCCTGCGGAGGAAGCTGCCGCTCTGGAGAAGACTTTCGCCGAAATGGAGCTGGAAGAACTTCCCGAAGGCGATGCCGGTGGTGAAGCCTCTGACGGTGGAGCCGCTGAAGCCTCTCGTCAGGCGGAACGTGAAGCCCTCTCCAAGGGCTGGACCCCCAAGGACAAGTTCAAGGGCGACCCTGCCAAGTGGGTCGACGCTAAAACCTTTGTGGAACGCGGCAAGCGCTTCAATCAGAATCTCCAGAACGAAGTGCAGACGCTGAAGCGTCAGCTGGAAGAGTTCCGAGGGACGGCCACCGCCTTCAAGAAGTTCCATGACGAGGTCATGCAGCAGAAGGAAGAGGAAATCGAAGAGGCGAAGAAGGAACTCAAGCGTCGCCGCCGTGAGGCCGACCGTGAAGGGGACGATGACACCGTCGAGAAGATCGACGATCGCCTGGAACTCCTCGACAAGAAGAAGGATGAGCTGAAGACGCAGGCTGCCGAGGTGCAAGCTCCTGCCAATGTGCAGCAGGTGGACCCTGTCCTCCAGGCGTGGATCGAGGATGACAACGACTGGTTCCGCACGGATGCCCGTCTCCGGGCTTACAGTATCGAAATCGGCCAAGAACTCAAGAGGACGCAACCCAAACTGGAAGGCCGAGCGTTTCTGGACGAGGTCCGCCGTCAGATGGAAGAGGACTTTCCCAAGAAGTTCGGCTACTCGGCAGCAGCTCCGCGTCGAACTGTCGTCGATGGTGGTGGGAGTGGCCGTGACAGTGGCGGAGCCTCTGTGTACAGCGAACGAGACCTCCCCAAGGCCGAACGTGAATTGATGGTGCAATTCATCAAGGAAGGTTGGACCACCAAAGAGAAGTTCCTCAAGTCGTATTTCGAGCGCAACCCCCGTTAAGCTCCTTCCCTCTCACTATTCTGAAAGAAAACTGCCATGACCGAATCCGCCAACACTTCTTCGACAAGCGCCCCCATTGTTCCTGTTGTCCGCCGGGAAGATGATCGGACCCAACAACCGCGTCATCGTTCCGCCCGTACAGGTGGCCCCAAGCTGAAGCTCCAAGTCTTCGGCGACATTCCGGGGTACCACCTTTACTGGTGCAACGACGAAGACGCAGCCATTGAGCAATTGCTGGAAGAAGGCTTCGAATTCGTCACTCCAGACGAAGTTCGCATGAAGTCGGCCCTGGTCGCAGATAAGGACCTCGACAACCGACTCAGCCGCTATGTGGGGACGAAGCGCGACGGAAGTGCGATGCGCGCCTACCTCATGAAGTGCACGAACGACCTCTGGGAACAGTTCCAAGCTGACACTCAAGCACAAGCTGACCATTGGGATGGTGCGATTCACCGCAGCCACGAGGCTCCCGGAGAGAATCGCTACAAGCCTGCTGGTTACGACACCTTCATCCACAGTGGAACCAAATCCGGCGTAAGCCGATAAAGGAACTCTCTCATGGCGAACATCAACGCTCCGCGGGGCCTTGTCCCCGTGAAGTATTTGGACGGCAGTGCCTGGAACGGCGCCGCCAACATGTACTTCATCCCCAGCACCGACCCCAACGCAATGTCTCCAGGGGACATGGTCATCAGCGCCGCTGTCTCTGACGGCAACGGCGTGATGGGCATCACCAAGGCTCTTGGCACCTCGACCATCCGCGGGGTGATCGTGGGCTTCTTCCAGAGCAACCCCTACAACACGAGCCTGCTGGCCCCCAGCTTGGACCTCACGCTGCAGAACATCCCTGCGACGAAGACCAAGTCTTACTACGCGATGGTGGTGGACGATCCGAATGTCATGTTCGAAGTCATGGACGACGGCCTGTCCATTCTCACGGCGACTGCTGTGAACAAGAACGCCAGCATGACCGTCGCCAACCCGACGCCGCCCGGCCAGAACTCGGCGACCGTCCTCACGACTGCCAGCGTCGCTGTCACTCAGGCTCTGAACTTCCGCATCATGGGCCTGGTGCAGCGCGATGACAACACCTTCGGGCAATTCGCTCGTTGGCTGGTCAAACCCAATCAGCACGAACTGATGGGCAACACCGCGGGCATCTAAGCCTTTTTCAACAACCATACGCGAAAAATCGCTTAGGAGAACCTCATGGCAGGTGTAGTCAATACAGGCAGTTTCCCCAAGGCATTGTGGGAAGGTGTCAAGAGCTGGTGGGATTCCGCCGCTGCAAGCGCCCCGCAATTCTGGCCGATGATGTACCGCAAGGAGATGTCGACCAAGAATTACGAAGAATATGTGCAAGCCGTCGGCCTGGGCATCGCGCCCCGGAAGCCGGAAGGTTCGCCCATTTCCTTCGACACGACCCAACAGGGCTTCACGACTCGTGGTACCAACGCCGCTTACGGCTTGGGCATCATCACGACTCACGAAGAACTGAAGGACAACCTCTACATCAAGCTGACCAAAGGCCGTGTGGAGAAGCTCCGTCGCAGCTTCAGCGAAACGAAGAACATCAACGCTACCAATGTGTTCAGCCGGGCCTTCAACCCCAGCTTCGTTGGCGGTGACGGTGTCACGCTGCTGAACATCGCTCACCCAAACATGAGCGGTGGTACCTGGCAAAACAAGCTGCCAGTGGATGCCGCATTCTCCCAGGCCGCCCTGGAAGACATGCTCATCCTGATGATGCAAGCTCGCGACGACCGCGGCTTCATCGAACCTCTGTCCGGCGACAAGCTGATCGTTCACCCAAACAACTACTTCAACGCGCAACGAGTTCTGCGCACTCCGAAGCAGACCGGGTCGAACAACAACGACATCAACCCGGTGGCAGTGGACACGATGCTGGCAGGCGGCATCGTCAGCAACCCGTACCTTGCGGGCACCGGCCCTTGGTTCATCACCACGAACTGCCAGGATGGCATGATCTGGCAAGAGCGTGAAGCGCTCGAAAGCTGGGAAGACAACGACGCCGATACGCGCAACTACAAGGTTGCCGCCTATGAGCGTTACGTGTTCCTGTGGGCCAACCCCCGTGGCCTCTACGGAAGCAACGCGCCGTAACAGAGTGTAGCAGCCTCCGTTGGCATCGTCGGGGCATATTACTCTACTGTAATATGCCCCGATTCTCTTGCACGATCGACTTCAAGGAAACGCAATCATGTTCACTTCCGATACTTCCAACTCCCCCGGTGGCCTCACCAATGCCAGCGCCTGGCAAACCATGGCCGAAGCTGGTACGCCCGATCCGACCTGGTCGCAGATGTACTATGACGACTTCATGCAGTATCTGGCCGCGCAATACAGCGTCGTCGGGACGGGCACCCCAGTCGTGGCGCAGGCTGCCGGCAAGGGCGGTCTGGTCAATCTGCTGACGACGGCCGCTGCGGGCGATACCGCGAATCTGCAACTGCCGGTGGCCTCCTACCAAGCCACCCCGGGCAAGCATCTGTTCTTCAAAGCACTGCTGACCCCGGTGAGCACTGCTGCGACGGACCTCTACGCAGGCCTCTTCCCAGTGGGTGCCAATCCTCTGGCCGCAACCGATTTCATCGGCTTCGTCCGGCTGACGGGCAGCACGCAGTGGACCTTCCGCATGCGCATTGCTTCGGTGAACACCGACACTCTGCTGCCAGCTACGCTGACGACGGCGGATGGTACGGCCCTGGAGCTGGGCTTCCACATCGACACTCAGGGGAATGTGGAACTGTTCTGGAACCCCTCGACTGGCAATGTGCCTCTGTCGGCGGCCAATGCAGCTGTCCCGGGGCAGTCTCGCGGCCGTGTCGCCTCTTTCCAGAATGCAACCAGCGGTCCTCAAATCTCGCTGACGCAAGTTCTGCTGGCACCCACCGTCGGCATCCGCACCACAGGTGCTGCCGCACGCAACTTCAACGTGGACTATCTGGTCTGCAGCGCGGAGCGTTAAGATGGCAAACGTCGTCAACATCCAGACGATTATCGACGGACCCCGGCACACCATCATCAAGGTGTCCGGGATTCTCGATACTGCTGATCTGGGCAACACTACGGTCGCTGACCCTGCGCTCCTGGTCGGTGTCGACAATACGGGGCAGCTCAAAGCTGCTACCTTCCGCATCGTCGGGATGAACTTCGACGTCGAAGACGGCTTGGCCGTCAATTTGTACTGGGACGCAGCCACTCCCGTACTCATTGACAGCCTCGTCGGTCGTGGCGCGCTCCCGCCTTCGTATCAGGCCTACGGGGGCTTGACGAACAACGCGGCGCTGCCCGGCAAGACAGGCAAGATCATCATGAACACGCAAGGTTGGGCTGGCATCCTCAGCTTCAACTTCATCGTGGAATTGGTGAAAGTGCAAGCAGGAGTGAACAACCCCATTGCAGGCACCGCCGGCCCTGTGGTGAACCAGGGTTACGCCGACTTCGCCGGTACCATCCCCACTCGTTAGGAGGGCTTATGGCCACCTCTGCACCGGCGAAGAAGAAGAAACCAGCCCCGAAGCCCAAGCCGCCCGGCAAGGACTATCGGGATATGTCTCGTATGATGGGCAAAAGTAAAAAGTACTAACCCTCAACCTGCAAGGAACTTCCGTCATGGCTACCAGCGGCACTTATGCCTTCACTATCAATCGGGACGAAGTCATCAGTGCCGCTCTCCGAACCCTCGGAGCATACGGTTCAGCTGACACCATCCCCCCCGCAGACATTACGAATTGCGCGCAGGCACTTAACATCATGGTTAAGTCCTGGATTACCAAGGGGCTTCCCCTGTGGGCAGTAGAGACCTTTGGTACTCCAATGATCGTAGGGCAAGAGGCTTACGACCTGACTCTGACAAGTCCCGGGGGCTACAGGCCTGGGCGGGTGTTGGATGCCTTCCTCCGCGGTCCGAACCCTGATCTGAATGACGTTACCCTGACAATTGAGTCTCGCTACGACTACAATAAGTTGGGCAGCAAATTCCAACCTGGCATCCCCAATCAACTGTTCTACTCCCCGGACAGGAACAACGGGATTGTCACTGTCTACAATGTACCCAATCTTCTGGGGTACACCCTATTCACAACAGTGCAACGCCCGTTGCAGGATTTCAACCTTGCGACGGACAATCCCGACATGCCTCAGGAGGCCTTTCTGGCCTTGAAGTGGAACTTGGCGGACGAATTGGCACTGGAGTATGCAGCTCCGCAAACCCCTCTGACGATGGTCAACAGCAAGGCTAAGCTGTACCTGGATGAACTGATGGGCTGGGAGCAGGAGCAAACATCGGTGTACTTCACCCCGTCGCAAAGGAGCATGTAATGCCGGCAGTGCCAACCCCACTCCCCATCTGCCAGCCTTTTGCGCCTTACCCCCTGAACCTCAACAAGGGGGCGATTATGCAAAATGCCTTCAGGGATGTGAGGCAAGATGGGGAGTATGCTGTGCGGAGGCAAGCCATCTCCAGCTCGCGGGATGCTTCTCCTTTTGGCCCTGTTACCAATGGGTTGGTGACGCAGCAAATTCAAGGTTTCAACACCAACATCGGCTTCATCATCGTTGGGGGTGCGGCCCCTGTTGCTTACAGTTCTACCGGTGGCACGCAGGCACTTGCGGCGGGCGGCACAACTTACACCAACGATTGGATGTCGTACATTGATGCCTTCCCTTCCGGCTCCTACAAAGGGTGGCTGGCAGCGCAGGATGCCATGTGGGGGGTCAACAACAACGGGTTGAACCTGGTCTCCACTTTCATCCCTGGAAGTCCTACGAGACTCTGTCCGGGACTGGCGTTCCTTGATGGGACGGGGTACTGCATGTCCGCTACGGACAATCTCATTCATGGCAGCGCCCTGCAAGACTTGACCACGTGGCCGGCGCTAAATGTTGTAGGAGCAAGCTCTTCCTGGGGGCAGGCTATCGGGATCAGCCGGCACTTGAACTATGTGCTGGGGTTCTTCGAAAACGGGCTTCAGGTGTACTACAATGCGGGACTGGCCCCTCCAGGGAGTCCTTTGGCACCGCTGCCGAATGCCAGCTTCTTGGTAGGCTGCACTTCGGGGTTTACTGTTGTGTCTATGGCAGATACCACGATCTTTGTAGGGAAAACTGCCGCCAACAACTACTCGGTGTACAAGCTCAGCGGCCTCTCCTTGAGCATCGTTTCCAATTCAGCCGTCGACGCAATCCTCAAACAGAATATCACACAGCTGACGCAAACCCCGCGGACGGTCACTGACCAGTATCCACAGTCCATGGCCTATTCAATCACGGACAAGGGACATATCTTCTACTGCCTGAAAATTGGGACTTCGGCAGTTCTGGCTTGGGACACCCTCACCCAGGAGTGGTATGTCTGGACTCAATCACAGTTCGGCGTGGAAGTCCCGTATCTGCCGAACTTTTCTGCCGACAACTTCGTAGCCGGGAGTGATCGGATGCTGGGAATCCTCACGGCTTTCGGCAACTTCGATTACAGCGGCAACATCAACGTCCTCATCCGGACGCAGAATTTGGACTTCGGCAGCGCCTACAAAAAGTTTGTGCACAAACTGTCAGTCTACGGGGACACCATCCCGGATACGATGACAGTTGACTACTCTGACGACGACTACACCACTTACAGTGGGCAGCTCACCATTCCATTGTCTGTCCCGAGGAAGATGGTGCTCCGTTTGGGCAGCTTCTACGAGAGGTCCTTCCGCTTTCAGTATACGGGGATTCGAACCTGGAGGCTGAAGAAGTTTGAAATCCTGGTGGAAGGGGGTAGTCTGTGACGCCCGTACTGTCTCTGCAGGAGAAGATTGTTTCCCTGGAGAAGGAAATCCTCCGCCATCCGCAGCAGGGATGCCCTATGCGGCACTGGCTCCAGGATGGCTACTACTACAGGGCCATCTTCATTGCCAAGGGCATGCTTATTACAGGCGCTCGCCATCGGTTGGAGCATGAGTGCTTGTGTCTGGGAGACCTGTTGGTCAGTACGGATGTTGGGATGAAGCGTCTTCGGGGCTACACTCGCCTTTGGGCAGAGGCCGGGAAGAAGCGCATCGGACTGGCTTTGGAAGATACTATCTGGCTGACAATCCACTGGACTAATAGAGAGTCCTTGGACGAGATTGAAGAGTGGCTTTCCTTCCCAGAAGAGCACAAAGCACTGGCTGCAGTGCGAGAGCGGGATAAATCCCTCACATTACGGGCTAGTAATGTGCGGCAATTATTCCCAACAACTGAACACAACAAGCAGTAAGGATACAATATGTCTCTGATCATTGGGGGTATTTCCGTAGGTGGCGCACTTGCCGCTGGTGCCGCCACGGCTGCCGGTACTGCAATTGTGGGCAGCGTACTCGGCGGGGGTAAAGGCGGCGGTGGAGGTGGCGGCGGCGGCGGTCAGCAAATGATGATGCCTGGTGGGGGCGATCCTGCGGCTGCTGCTGACCCTTTTGCTGCATGGCGGCCGCAATACCAGCAAGGTCTTTCCGAGTTGATGGGGAAGCAGCCAGGTAACGATCCGTACAATGCGGGGGCGTGGGCCAGCGCTAACAACATCACGGACCTGATTCCGAATACCACGACTGGCGGCACCATGATGGAAAACATGCTGCGGCCCGGCTATGACTTCACCGCCGACCCTTCGTATCAGTTCCGACTGAAGCAAGGCGCGGGCGCTTTGGCAGCTTCTGGTGCAGCGAAGGGCCTGCTCAACAGCGGCAACATTGCAGCCGCTTTGACGGACTATGGGCAACAGGCAGCCTCGCAGGAATACGGCGCACAGTTTGCCCGAGCAGGTCAGCAGGATCAATCTTCGCGGATCATGCAACAGACCCGATTCCAAGATATGAAGGACCTCAACCAGCAAACCTTCTCCAACCTTTTCTCCATGAATCAGGCTGACCAAGGCAACTTCCAGAACCAGTTCAACCGACTGTCCCAACTGTCCGGGGCGGGGATGGGCAGCCCTGCAGCGGCAGGCCAACTCCAGCAACAGCAGAACGCTGCGGCAGCCGCTGGTCTCCACCAGATCATCGATCCCATTACGGGGGCTGTGAAGGACATCGCCGGTGGCGTCGCCCGTGGCTGGAACAGTGGAAGCGGGGGCAGCGGAGGTGGTGCAACTGACTACATGGGCAACCCCCTCACGATGTATGGCGGGAATGGCGCGGCTGCTGGCGTCACCCCCTACCTGTAGTACCAGGAGAACGAAATGGGAATGTCCTTTGCCACCGCTCTGGCGGCTGACTTTCAAGGGAAGAAGCTCCTGCAGGACTTGGAGTATGAGCAAGCTCAGACAGACAATGTCAAGCAGGAGACGCAGTACAAGAAGATGCAGGGCCTGGCCATGCAGAAGAAGGCCGAAGGCGAGCAGCAGGTAGCCTCGTGGATGCAAGCCAACATGACGGCGGACGCTGCTCCTGGCGCCGCCGCGGAAGACACCACGAGGAAGATGCAGCAAGGTGCCACGGAGATGCTCAAGAAGGGCAACTTCGAGGGCGCCAAGGTGATGTCCGACCTTGCCAAAAAGGAACTCGACAGGGCGAAGGACTTACGAGTGGAGCAGGAAGCCTCACAGCAGCAGAGGAAAGAGGCGCTGTCGTCGGCCTCCGTGGACTACCTGCAGGCCCCAACCCCGGAGAATACGAAGCAGCTGGCGCAAGCTGCCATGGATGCAGGGGTGAACCCTGTGACAATTCCTCCGCCGGGGACGATGCAATTCAGCGCTTGGGCGAAGAGTCAGCAAACCGCCGCCTTGACGGGGAAGGAAAAGCTCACATATCTGGAAAAGGCACGTGAGTTTGACGTCGAGCAGGAGCGGAGGAATGCGGAGTTTGATCAGCGGACGCAGGATCGCGCAGATGCCCGCGCGCAGTCCGCTGCCTTCCAAAGCGCCTCCTTGGACATGCGGCGGGAAGGGATGGAACTTCGAAAGATTCTGGCCGAAGGCGCTGTGGCAGATCGAAAGGATCGCAGAGAAACTGCCAAAGATCGGGCTGACTTCAAGGAGACCACGAAGCTCGTTGATCAAATCCAAAAGGAGGCGAAGCCTTACTTCCAGGACCGCAGCATCACGCAAGCCATCAAGGGTCACCTTTCGGACGGCAGCTCGGTGGATGACAAGCAGATCAACCAGCTGCTCACGAGCATGAAGTCCGGTGTCGGTCGGGCTACGAACTTGTATTACAAGGACAACAAGAACTTCGGCGATGTGGCGGAGAAAATTGCTGGTTTCACTTCTGCCACATTCACTGGACGTTACAGTGACGAGCAGCGCAAGCAAATCTACGAGATGGCAGACAAGATGGAACGGTCTGTCATTGATCCCGCCCTTCGAAACTTGGAAAACGACGCCAAGAAGAAGGCCAAATTGTACAACCTGGATCCAGAGCCTGTGAGCCTTTCTGGTGAGTTCAACCGCACCATTGAAGGGCGAAAGACGGACCGCAGTGCAACTGGCGCCATCGGGGAGACCATTGGCAAGACCCCTCAACCGGGTGCACCGCGCACCTATTCTGAAGGGACCATTGCTCGCGGCGGTCCCGGCAAACCGGACTTGATTTTCCGCAACGGCAAGTGGGAGGCACGCTGATGGCCAAAAAGCAAATCGCTGTTCCTGAGGATCAGCTCCCAGAAGGCTACTCCGTGGTGGAAGCGCCTCCGGCGGCCGCAGCTGCGTCTGGCGGCGGAGAACCTCAGGCTTCGCCTGCGGCGCAGGACCTTCCGGCAGGCTACGCCGTGCAAGGCCCGGGGGAAACCCCTTCCGTGCTGCCCTTCACCATCGACCAGTTCAAAAAGGGCGTGGCCGGCAGCATGAGCCTGCCCGCGCTGGCGACAGACGTGGCAGCTGCTGGCGTAGAGGGTGCCACCAAGATCGGGCAGCGCCTGGGAGAACTCTCCGCCGGTGCGCGGAAGCTTATCGGCCTGCCAGAATCTCCGCAAGCGAAGGAGGCTCGCGAGAACTGGTTCAAGGAACGAGAGGCCAAGGCCAAGGAAGAGAACGTCGGAGGCATCAAGCAGGCGACTCGAGGTCTGGAAGCTCTGCTTCGGATTGACCAAGTTGCCAAAGGCACTCCAGAGAAGATGTTCAAGGATGTGGAAATTCCGAAAGACTCCTTTGGCGGCACCAGCAAAGCCAATGAGTATATCGGGAAAATTGCCAACTTTGTCGGCTCCTCCATCATTCCAGGGGCTGGTCCTGTCGTAGAGGCGGAGCGGAAGCTTCTGACGGCCACCACACAGACCTTGGGCAATGTGATGTCTGGCATGTCCGCGGTGGAGATCAAGCAAATCGCCGGGCAGCTCGCCCCCTCGGTGGGCCTGACCAAAGAGCAGGGTGAACAGATGGGAGAGCAGTGGGGCGGGATCATGGGTCCAGGCCTCGTGCAAGCTGCTGGTCAAGGCATTGCCAAGGCTTCGCAGACGGTTGTCTCCGGTGCCAACAAGGCAGGGGTGACTGGCTTCAGCGAAGCTGCGCAGAAGGCGCAGGCGGAAGTGCTCCTTCATAAGGAAATCATCAATGCGGTGAAGTCCAATCCGACCTCGGAAGCCAACTTGGCGGAGCTTATCGACCTTCAGAAGAAGATGGCGGACTTCAAACCCGGTGCGGCGCAAGCCACCGGCAGTCCGGCACTGATTGCTATGACTCGGCAAGTCTCTCAATCCTCCCCTGAGGCCCTTGCCAAGGCGGCTGCTGTCGATGCTCGGAATCAGGCAGCAATTTCGAAGTTCAAAGAACAGTCCTTCCCTTCCACGAAACTTCCAGTGAATGAGGCGGCTCGTGCCAAGTACGGTGCGGACCAAGGAATCATCCAGGCCGATCTGGACAAGGTCGATCGTCAACTCACTTCCCTCTCCGATCAGTACACCCGCAGTGTGGACAAGCAGGCCATCGGCCAGGAACTGCGTGACCTCTACTGGGCAAAGAAGGGTGAGGTGAAGGGGAAACTGGACAAGCAAATCGAAGATGTCTATCGCTCGGCGGACGAAGTCGGCCTGAAGGCTGACATGACGGGGATTCGGGACACTGTTCGCCGGATTGTGGCGGACGACAAGGAGGCCTTCCAGCAGATGCCGGGAACCTGGGGGAAGATCCTGAAGGAATTCGGCGGTGCGGAAACTGTCAAGGCACCGGTGCAGTCCCGGGGAAGTTTCATGGGCATCCGTCGGGAAGGGATTCAACCCCCTGTCCAAGCGCAGCAAGCCTCCACCGAGGTGAGCTTTGAAAAGCTGCATTCCCTCTATAAGGAAGCCAACCGCGAGTGGATGGACATGGTGGCTGCGCAAAAGCCTGACATGGCCCGGAAACTCGACATCGTGCGGAGCAAGCTTCGAGAGCAGGTTGATCAATTCCAAGGTCCGCAATATGGTCAAGTGGGAGAGAAGTTCGCTGCCTTCAACCAGGACTACACCAAGTACTCCAAAACCTTCAAAGAAGGCGCCGGGGGGGAAGTTGCGAAGCTCACCCGTAAGGGATATTCCCGGGATGCTGAAGACATCGTAGACAAGGTCTTTCTCAAATCGGGGGACAAGTCCAAAGGATTGGAGGACTTTTTCCAGGTGTATGGCCGGGACGAACGTGCCGCTCGTCTGCTCAAGGACGGCCTGATTGACAACTTCAGCCGGGCCGCGGTGGATTCCAACGGCAACTTCAGCGCCGTAGCGGCCCGCAACTGGATGAAGAGGAATGACCGTGCCCTGGATCAGCTTCCCAATGTGAAGGCGGAGCTGCAAGGCACGACGGACATCAGCGGCAGCCTCATCAACCGTCGACGGGAGCTGGAAGCCCAGCGGAAGATCCTCGACAAGGGGGTTATGGCTGCGGTTGCGAAGAATCAAAAGCCGGAGCTTCTGGTGGAAGCCGGGATGAACGATCCGAGATTGTTCAAGGCCCTTGTTTCAAGTGCCAAGACACAAGAGGCCAAAGAGAGTATTGCCCGTTCCATTGTGGATATGACTGCTGCAAAGGCCGACAGTTTCCAATTCCTGACCCAGAATGAAAAGGTGCTGAAGCCGGTAATGGATGCCCTTGGGAAGGAGCATTGGAACAATCTCAAGGCCATTGCCAAGGCAGAAGAGATTGCTGGCAGGTCCAAAGCCCCCTCCACTGTGGAACTGTCGAAGATTCAGGACCCGGCGGAACAGCTCGTCGGTACGAGTGGGAAGGGCCTGCTGCAGCGTATGATGGCCGTTCACCAGGGACGGGCAGGGACTCCCTGGACCGTGGCCGATGTGGCTGGCCGGATGATGTACAAGGTAAAGACGGAAGAGATGGCCCGGCTACGCGAGGCGGCACTTTTTGACCCCGAAGTGAGTGCCCTCCTGTCAAAGGTGGTGCAGGAAAAGAAGTTGACGAGCCGAGACCTACTGGACCTCAAGGCGATCGGCTTCCAGCACGGGATCAGCATCGGTTCGCAAGCCCTCCAGGTGCAGCTCCGAGGCGACAGCCCAGAAGAAAGGGCGAAGCCCAAGGCTGACCCCAATGAAGGTGAAGGGTTGTGGCGTCGGAAAAAGTCCAGTCTTTTATATTAATACCGCACATTACTAGCGCGTAATGTGAGGCAGAAACGGAACCAAAATGAAAATCCTGCTCATCGATGCTACCCATGCCTTTCTGGACTTCGCCTTGCGTTGCCTCTCCGAGGGGCATGAAGTGAGGCTTTTCCAAGGCCCTAACAAGGACGGCACCCGAAGTGAGGTGGGGGATGGCCTTGTGGAGAAGGTGAAGGATTGGCAGTCCAGCATGAAATGGGCCGATCTTATTCTCCTGGCCGACAACTGCAAATACATGCGTGAGCTGGAAGGGTACCGCAAACGGGGCTTCCCCATCTTCGGCCCCAATGAAGAGGTTGCCAACTGGGAGTTGGATCGAGAGCTGGGGCAGCAAGTCCTTGCCAATTGTGGCATCGTCACGATCCCTTCCCACCAATGCAAAACGTACGACGACGCCATTCACTTGGTCAAGTCCTCCATGCGCCGCTACGTGGCCAAGCCGTCTGGCGATGCCCCCAAGGCCCTCTCATACGTGAGCAAGGGCCCGCAGGACATGATATTCATGCTGGAGCACTGGAAGAAGTGCCAGCAGAAGCACTCGCTGCTATTGCAGGAATTCATCCCAGGGATTGAGATGGCCGTAGGCGGCTGGTTTGGCCGTGGCGGCTTCTCCAAGTACTTCATGGAGAACTTCGAATTCAAGAAGCTGATGAACGATGATGTCGGCTGCAACACAGGGGAGATGGGTACAGCCCTTCGCTATGTGACGGCCGACTGCTCCAAGCTCGCTCGTGAGATGCTTCTCCCCCTGGAAGGGGAACTCTACCGCCAAGGCTACACTGGCTACATCGACGTCGCCGTCATCATTGACAAGAAGGGGCACCCATGGCCTTTAGAATTCACCTCCCGTCCTGGCTGGCCCCTGTTCAACATTCAGCAAATCCTCCACAAGGAACCGGTGGAGTGGATGCTGGACCTTGTGAAGGGCACCGACTCCTTTGTCCCCTACGAGGAGACTGCAGTGGGCGTCGTAGTTGCTATTCCGGACTTCCCCTACTCAAGTGCGACCAAGAAGGAAGTGACGGGGTTTCCCGTCTGGGGCATCACGGAGAAGAACAGCCATTACGTGCACCCTTCAGAAATGAAGGCCGGGAAGGCCCTGACGGAAGTTAACGGTAAGCTCAAGGAGCAGCCCGTCTTCGTCACCGCTGGGGAGTACGTACTCGTTGCGAGTGGCTGCAAGGAAACCGTGTCGGACGCCGCGGCGGACGCTTACAAGCTGATCAAGGAACTCCAAATCCCCAACAGTCCCATGTACCGCACAGACATTGGCTGCCGGTTGGAGAAGCAACTCCCCCTCTTGCAAGAGCATGGCTATGCCGAGGACTGGACCTACTGATGGCCATCCTCGCCACCCAGCGTAACTCCATTACGCCTGTCCCTCCCCTGCGCATGCCGTCTGGAGGCGCAAATGCTACTACTGGTAATACTGAAGAGCTGCTGGAAAAGTGGCTCCCCCAACTCCTGTCAAGAACTTACGTCTCTAAGGTGGACACAGAAGTTCGCCCTGCTGTGGGTTCGGGTGTGCTTACTGACGTACTCATCCTCCCTCCAAGCAATGGTTTGTGGCTGTGTCTCGTGGGGCTGGGGCGCGTGGGAGACGCAGTGAACTTTCAGGCAGCTGCCGTCGTCCTCTCCGATACTAACAGTGCGAGGCTCATTGTCAGTTGGCCGGCCCCACTGCAAACAATCACCCTTGCGGGCCGGACACTCCAGTCCATTCAGACTTCCGGCAGCCCCCAGCTGATGATCGGCTCTGCGGTGCAACTTCTCTTCTTCTAAGGAGGCCCCATGGCCGGAAAAGCTGACTTCTATGCCGACGGGCAGTGGAACTTCTACTGCGACTTGTGCGGTGCCAAGACCAAGAGCAGCGACTCTATGAAGACTTGGAACAACTTGCAGGTATGCCGCCACCATAAGGAAGTGCGCAACCCGCAGGATTTTCTCCGAGGCGTCGCTGACATGACGGCTGCCCCGTGGATTCGCCCCTTTGCCGACGGCGGAGATGCTAATCCTCACTGTACGACTGCCGGTCGCAATGGAGTGGCAGGTCTGGGGGTTGCAGGTTGTGCCGTTGCAGGCCTCGTCATTCCGGTATAATTCTTTCAACCCCCGCGAAAGACCTTTATGGCTTCTACTGCTTTTACCGATCTTGTCACAGTCATTCAGGCTTCGTGGCTGAAAGACGTTGATACGTCTACGTATGGGACGCTGAATACCATTGCCGGCGGCAACACCATTACAGCGAATGGTCCAGTGAGTCTCACCGCTTATCAGCGCGGTCAGCGGTTCTTCTTTGTCCCTGCTGCTAACAATGTGGCAGGCGCCGTTACGCTGAATATCAACGGACTCGGCCCGAAGGCCATTACAAAGTACGGTGCCGGTGTTCTGCAGCCCGGCGATCTTGTGGCAGGCGTTGCCGCCGCCGTGCTGTACGATGGTGCAGAATTCCAATTCCTCACTGTCCGCCAGGACACCAACTATCCACTGACAGGTGGAACCTCTACTGCCTTCACGGCGACCCCTGCCAGCCCCTACACTCTGACTTTCGGGGCCCGCGCGACCTTCATTTTCCACACGACGAACACTTCCAGTGCAGTTACCCTCAACGTAGCAGGCACTGGCACGATCCCCATCAAGATCATGGATGTGGCAGGGGGCTCCTCCGACCCTGGCGTCGGGGGTCTGGTGTCAGGCGCGCCCGCAATTGCCGTCTACAACGGGGTGAATTACCTGGTATTCCAGGAGAAGCAACCTCTGCCGGTGCCGGTGCCTGTTACCTCGGGGGGTACTGGCGCAACGTCGGCTCAAGGAGCGAAGTTCAATCTGCTGGTCCCTGCGCCTCTGCAGTGCCGTCTTGTGAAAGTTGGCGCCAATCTCGTTCTACAGCCTCTGGACGGTAACTACATCATCATCAACGGAATGCAGGAAGTCATCCCTGCAGCTGGGGTGAGCCTTGCTCCGACAGGTGCTACCCCTCTGACCTTGCTCTACATCTACGCTTTCATGAGTGCAGGTGTAATGACTCTGGAATTTTCTCCTACTGTTCCTGTAGTCGACCTGGGCAACGGTGTCAAAGTCAAATCTACTGATGGTTCTCGTACCTGCGTAGGGATGGCTCGCCCCATTGCAGGACCTGCGTGGCAAGATACCCCGGCTCAGCGCTTTGTGCTCAGCTGGCCTAATCGGAGAAACCTCGCTACCATCGCTTTCTATACGGCGCCTCGCTCAACTGCCAGTGCGGTCTTCGTTGAAGTCAATGCGGAAATTCGTAACGAATTCCTCTACTGGGCAGGCGACGCCGTGGTCTTCCATGCCGATGGGCAGTGTTCTCACTCCTTGGCCAATGGCATCGTGGGGTCTACCTTGGCCGTGGATGGCACTACCAACCTGGACGCAGCTTCCGGCGGTCAATCCTACGGCATCAACTCTTCCTTTCCCATGGCTATGACAGGAGAGGCGAGCGCTCTCACAGAAGGCTACCATTACATCACCCTTCTCGGTTTCCAAGGGGGTGGTGGCACAGCTACCTGGACAGGTGCCGGGGCTCCCAACCAAAGAACGTCCCTCAAGGGCTTTATCCAAGGATAATAGCAGATGCGAGCTTCTGGCGACCCGACGATCCCGGCCCCCCTGGACGATCGACTGACCAAGCAGGATATCCTCTTGGAACAGTTGAGTAAGCGCGTCCAGGATCAAGAGGATTCCACCAAAAAGTTGCTGGACGATGTGGGGCAGATTCTTGAAATCTTCCGCAGCCTCATGGGAGGGTTCAAGGTCCTTCAGGGTCTGGGAATGCTCGCCAAACCCATCGGGGCCATTGCGGCGGCGTTTGCTGCTTGCGCTGCAGCATGGGCAATCCTCCGTCACGGTGGCAACCTCAAATGACCGTCCCACCACTCTCCGTAGAGCTTTTCCGCCTATGTACCGGCGCCTCCGTGATCGCGGCGGGCCCACGTGAGGTAGTGGCGGCGGATGAAGCGTGTGCCCTCTACGACATCAACACGGCCCGTCGAGTGGGGATGTTCCTCGCTAATGTGGGCCACGAGACGGGAGGCTTGCGCTTCCTCTCCGAACTATGGGGACCGACCGATGCGCAGCGACGGTATGACACCAAACCCGATCTTGGCAACCTCTACCTCGGTGACGGCTTCAAGTACCGTGGTCGTGGATGGCTACAGACGACTGGTCGAGCGAACTATCTGCGACTCACCCAGCGACTTCGGGCACGTTGGCCCTCGCTGCAGGTGCCTGACTTTGTGGCGCAGTCCGACTTGCTGGCATCGCCCCGGTGGGCAGCTATCAGTGCTGCGGATTACGTCGACATGCGGTCGCTGAACCACGTGGCGGACAGCGACAACTTTGATGCATATTGCGATATCATCAATCTTGGTCGGGCCACACCTCGTTACGGAGACTCCAATGGCTGGCAACATCGGCTTCAACTATGGCAAGTTGCCAAGCCTGCTCTGATACTCGCTGGATTTCCAGTATAAGTTCCCCAAATTGAGAGGAAGTGTAATGTCCGACTTGACTGGTATTGGGTCGATTTTCGACTTTGGCGGTAAGCTCATCGACCGCATCTGGCCAGATCCGACTGAAGCCGCGAAGGCGAAGTTGAAAATGTTCGAAGCCCAGCAAGCGGGAGAACTGCAGGAACTCTCTGCCACTTGGGACAATGCCAAGGCTCAGCTTGCGGTAAACCAAGTCGAAGCCGCGAGTGAGAGCTTGTTCGTCAGTGGTTGGCGCCCTGCCATCGGCTGGATCTGTGGCGTAGCCTTTGCGTACAAGTTCATTGTAGCGCCCTTCTTGGCATTCCTGTTGGTAGTTTTTGGTCACAAGGTGGCCCCTCCTGAAATTGATTTCGCTGAAATGTTACCAGTCCTCTTCGGACTGCTGGGCCTTGGCGGCATGCGCACCTGGGAAAAGGTGAAGGGCGCGAGCAGCACCAAGGGGTAGTTATTGCCTCACATTACTGGCTAGTAATGTGGGGTATTAATGCACGGTGGGGGGCGCGTCCCCTGCCACTAAAAACCCTCCTTGCCCGCCCTTCTGCACCAGCTTCACAAATCCTGCTCTGATGCACCCGGCGAGTATGTCTTCATAGTCACGCATCGACGGAAATAGACTGTGGACGTACCGGTAGACTTCGAGGTAAGGAGCCTCTCCACGCTTCCGGACATAGGCAATGAGCCTGTCCGCAGACGTACTACTAACACTTTTGCCAATCTTGGAGAAGACCAGGTCCATGTCCTGCTCCAAGTCCGAGACCATTTGACACGCAATTGCCAGATGGTCCTCGGTGATGGCCAGAGTGTCTCCGGCTGACGCGGCGAGGATAATTGCCAGCTTATGCATGTGGGTCTGCTTTCTCGCAAGGTAACCTCCAAACCTCTCATCATCCAGATTCGCCGGTCGAGCCGTCTGATGATCCAGGTACCATTTCTTCCCCCAAGCATACGCACCCTTCGTTAGGCGATACTCGCCTCTCAAGTTATCGTAAATGTACTGCAGATCCGCCACGAGGGCTGCTTCCTGTTGCTTCAAGTCCGCCGGCACCTCTTCTCCAGGATAGGCGACGAACTTCTGTTTCTTATCCGCATAGGCGAACACAATCCGGCTTGCCAACCCCCCACCAATCATGTACTCTGGCACGTTCGTGGCAATCCAGCTCGGAGTCGTACAGGCAATGAGATTGAAGTACGGGTTTACCACTTCATCATTCCCGCTGTTCTTCGTCTCCTTGCGCAGGTTCTTCCCGTCCCACAGTGTCACGAAGGCATCCGCCATCTTCGTGTCCTTGAAGTCCAGCAGATTCCCGAATTCGCTGCTCTCGATAGTAAGCGAAGCTTGCTCGTACATCATCCCTTCGTGTTCGAAGGTCTCTCGTGCCGAATCGAACGACGTCAAAAGGCTCTGCCAAGTAACAACCTCCGGGCCGAAGCGGACACCCTTCACCTGCCTCAACAGGTTCATAGCTGTGCCCGATGTTGTCGACTTTGATACAACTCCTGGGGGAGCTACAAGGCACACAAACATGTTTCCGTACCATCTGAAATAGGCTTGGTCAATCCATACATGGCGCTGAAGTGCCCCGGCGATTGCCGACACCCCAGACCAGAAATAGAAATGAGTTGGTGCCTCTCCGTATGAAGTGTATTCGATAAAGGACTTAAGCCAGTCAGAGCAGAGCCTAGGCACAATCCCCCCAGGATTTTGTCGAGGTCTTCACGCCCACCGGGATCACCAGCGGATCGTCATACGGCAGAGCAATCTGCGCCGCATTGATAATCCCCGCAATGTGCTTCTCCCTGTTGACAATGGGGAACTGCCCGGCCAGCGAATCGTGCACCTGGATAAGTACATCGACTTCCGGCAACGTACGGTCAATCGCTTCATACCCCCTGTTGATGAGGCAGGCTACACTGCTCTGCGGAAGCCACGCCACTGCTTGGTTGAAGACGTTCCCCTCAATCCGATCGAAGAAGTGAAACTTGTACCCAAACACATTCTTAATCCACCTGCGTCCAGAAACTTGCTTCTTTATGTCCTCCTGCCACAGCCGAATCTCCGGACACAAGCTGAAGTACCATTCCTGGATCTTCGCGACACGCCCCACCTCCAATCCAATACGCGGTGAGATACCTTGCGGCGTACCCAGATAGTTCGTCCCATGGCACAGTGCCTTGAACATCGCATACTCCCGCGGATGACTGCTCTTGGTCATATCGGGATTCTGGTAGTACTCCTTCATCACTTCGATGTAGGGCTTCTTTCCTTCCCTGAACCATTGCTTCATCCGTTGGCATGACGATTCCCAGGTGACGATACGGAGGTCTGCCGAATCGAGGTCAATGTCAAAGAACTCACGCCCTTCGTCCGGGATGAAAATTGTTCGAACATTTGGAAGTTCCAGACCGTCATCCTCCATCTCCCCGCCTGATGGAATGTTCTGCATATTGAGCCCTGTGCCGAATGCATTCTGCCTGGAGGCAAAACGATACGTGTCAGTACCGCAGACATTGAAGCTACACCGCATCCTTCCATCAACGTCTGGCCGAGCTTCGATGAAGGTGGAATTGAAAACGCCAAGGCTTCGTAGCTCTCGGATTTTTCTGGCGACTGGCGCAAGAATCGGCTCACGGACGGCGAGCTTCTGAAGTGCTTCATCATCCGTTGTAACAGTTTTCGTCTTTCGATTAATGATTGGCTTAAGTCCGAACTCTGTGTAGAAGAGTTCTTGCATCTGTTTGGGGCTTTTAATATTAACTTCTCTGCCGAGAACTTCGGCGAGCCAGTTTTCCCTTTCGACGATCCCCTGGAGAAGGCGCCCTTTGAGTTTGAGTCTTTCCGCATAGTCGATCCTCAGTCCTTTATTCATCGTCTTCAGCACTACGGGGGCAAGCACCTGCTGGAAGTGCTCCACCTCGGACAGGCCCAAGGCGGGGATAACCTTGCCCAACACTTCCTCAATAGCGTACGTCCGCACAGCATCTGTACAGTTGTAGGCCCAATACTTATCCTCCCCTTCCCCTTTCGGCCCTTCCGTCCAGTTCGTCCGATCATCCTTCCAATACAAATGATCGTCGCAGTACATCGAACTGAGGAAGGCCAAATTCTTGTCCAAGTTTGAAAAGCAGGAATGTTGTTGGATCATCGTATCCTTCACATTCGGACAGAGGAAATGCCAGTGCCTGTAGATATACTGTGCGTCGTAGTTCCAATTCTGTCCAACAATTTCGCAGATCCTCATCAGGCGAATCATCATCTCCACTAAGTGGACTTCTTGTTCCTCCGTCCAGTATCCCTCCGTTGAGGACTGGCACATCAGTGGGATACATACAGCCTCCGTTGCGCTCCACGCAAATGCAATACAAGCAATATGCCCTGCTCTCGTCTCGATGTCACCGGCGAGCTTCATCCTCCGGCCTTCAGCCTGGGCGGCCTCCGCCTTAGCGATTAGCCCTTGCAAGGCGGCTTCCGCCTGCTCAAAGTTCGGCCGGATGATGAACTCGTATGCAGGTCTGCGAATCTCCGGAAAGGCGCTCTCCCTCACGGCCCTCTTCAGATCATGGACCATGATGGGGCGGATGCTCCACTGGGCCATAAGACGAGCCGGCGACAGAGTGGGGATGACCTTGGTACCAGGAACCAGGGTCGATTCCATGATAGAGGACCGCCAGTTGTTCGTGCTCCACTCTCCTGTGAGAGCCCACAAGCCAAGGTTGCCTGTTGGCACCACAACATTCGGCTTGACCCTCTCAATGGTAGCCCGCAAGCGCTCAATCCCCTCAACGACCTCTGGCAGGACATACTTCCCCTTGTAAAGCACATGCTCAACAGTGATTGCCTTTTTCGTCGTCGCAACCACATTGTCGACACTTGCCCCCTTCACCCGATCTTGCATGACCAGGGTTAAAGCGCAATGCTCACGGAAAGTTCCAGCCTCATTGAGCAGCTTATTCAGCTCATACCCGCCACCCCCTACAAAGGGTTCCCCCTTGAGAATGTCCTGCTCCGCTGGCAGATCCCCCACAATGAGAATCTTTGCCCCCAGAGGGCCGATTGTCCTGACCGCGCTCACTTCCCGCCCCCCATCATTTGCGCCAGCTCGTCCCCCAGCTCCTGACTATTCCCCGTCGAGGGCTTGTCGAGGTCTTCCATCCTCTTCAGACACATCCCGTAGTAGTCCGCTTCCTGTTCCAGCACCGTCGCCGCGCACTTCATTTGATGAGCAGCTTCAAGCGTCGTACCGGACCCGCCGAAGCAGTCGAGTACCGTATCTCCAGGTCGAACACTTCGCTTGAGAAGATCGGAGAAAAGTGCCACAGGTTTCTGTGCGCCATGTAGGAACCCACCTTCTGCCACCGTCGAGATGACATCCGGATAGATTGCTGTGACGGGCTTGTGTCCCTTAATAGCGTACAGAATGATTTCGTACTGACGACGGGGCCCTTCAGTAGGCAGAGGCACGCGGCCGCTGTTTGGCTTATGGGCAATGAAAGGAGTTCGGAAAACATACCATCCCGCCTGTTGCATCAGGGCTTTGAGTTCGTGAAACTTGTCGAAGTCACAAAAGACGTAAGCGTGGGCCTGCGTTTTTGCGACTTTGAAGGAAAGGGGACACCATTCCTGCATGAGGGCTCGCCATGCCTCTGGACTGTCGTCGTAATGATGCTCGTTGTTAGCCAAGCGACCCCCACCGCCGTCACCAAATTGGTCAGCGCCCATGCCATAAGGAGGATCGGTAAGGATGACGTCGAAGGTTTCATCTGTTGCTTTCATCCACGTGAGACAGGAAACGTTGAGGACTTTGTGCAGACTTTTGGTGAAGGTGGCGCCGACGCTCTTGGCAAGCGCGACGTTCTTCGCAGACTCTTCTTGCCGCTTGAGGATCTTGAAAGCCTCTTCCGTGTTCTTCGCCTTGGCTACCTCGGGATTGTCCAGATGCCGGGCCACCAGGATCTCCTTCCGGACACTTTCCTGATACGACCCGTCGGACCTCCCCTTCACTTCCATCGCTGTGTCCGCAACAGTGTGCACTCTCCCTGCCTGATTGGCCTGTGCCGTCCGCAGCCGGTGCAGCCGGGCCATGGCTTCCGCACTCTCTTGCCATGTGAGAGCTTCCCGGCGAAGATTCTCATCAAGCTCCGCCTCTTCGGCTTCCAGCGGAGTCAGCTCTCCGAGCGTAACATAGGGGACTTGCCCCTCGGGGATCACTTGATTGTTGTACGAAACCGGTGAACCCAGCAGCCACATTTCTTGCAGCGCCCGCAGACGTCTTTCACCTGCCACAAGGGTCCAAACACCCGCATCCTGCCGCATGACGGGCGCGTGCAGAAGTCCCTTCGAGGAGATACTATCGGTAAGCTCGCCGAGGGCTTCAGGTCGGAAGGCTTTGCGCTGGCGATCGGGGCGGATGTTGATTGCGCTGAGTGGGAGAGTTTGCATGGTAGGGGGTTGGTAGCAGGTTGGGAGGGGGAGGCCGTTTGGCATGGTGCCGCGCGGGGGGCGAAAACGACCCATGTCGGGCCGTTGGTAGAGTTTGGTACATGGGTAGCCACTCGACGAAAAACGGCGCATACGGCCGCAAATAAATCGTGTGGATTATTCATCGTGACCACCCAGTCGGAAAATCCGGCCATTGAAGTACCTGCGGAGCAAGTACCCACGGATGAAGGAGACGAGAGTGAACCAGGCGGTGATTTGGAGGTTCGTGGAGAAGCTGGTCTCAACGTCGTAAGCGTAGAATGTTACGAGCTGAGTTGCCAAGGCAATCAGGAAGCCGACTGCGATATTGGCAAATGATTCCAGAAGGGAATCGAAGCGAGATTGGGGCATCGGGAAGCTCCTTGGGCAATTGCCGTTCAAGGGGGCTTGCCAGGGGATGAGTCTGGCAAGCCTAGGAGGTGGGGGCGAACCCCAGGAAAGTTAGTCTTCTTCGCCTTCTTCAGGGCCTGAATAATCGTTCAGCCCGTAGTCGACGGCGTCGAAGGGTTCGATTTCCGTGCCATCCTCCGAGGAGGCTTCCACCGTAACGCCTTCTTGCGCGTCGATGACCCAGGTGCTGTAGCCAAGTTGCGTGGCAACGTTGCGGGCGACTTCCAGGTCGTTAGTGCCCGAGGGTTCCGTGCCGTCGAGGCTGAGGATGAAGTAGCGGAAGTGTGCCATGGGAGTTCCTTATGTTCTATAGCTTGGGGGAAGAAGGAAGAGGAGAGAGAGAGGTGGAGGCACGGGGATGGCCTGCCTCTCTCCGTTCGTTACCTTACAGCGGTGCGACCTTCTTGATTTCGGCGTAGGTGTCTTCGCCGTCGACGCGGTGGCTCACCGTCACCTTGCCGGCTTGCCCCGGCAGCATCGAGAAGGAGAAGGGCTGGCCCGGCTTGTTCAGGTTGAGGGCTTCACGCAGACGGCCCAGACCGACGTTCTTGCCCTTGCCCATGTCCAAGCCACCGCCCGGGGTCATGTCGAGCATGATGCCTTGGCGGCAGGTGACCGTCGGACGGCCCAGCTCTTGCTTGACGGCTTCGTCGTCGATGAGCCAGGTGACGTCAAGGGTAACCCCGGACATCGTGCCGTCTTTGGAGGTCCACTGGCGGGCAGCGACCTTGTCGACGATGCCGGTGAATTCGCCAGCCGGTACGGGGATGACCTTGGTGTCGTTGGCGCTGTTGATGGAAGAGTCGAGGAAGCTTTGTGGGTCGAAGGACATGGTTTTTCCAATACGAAAAGGTTGAAAGTCAAAGGTCAAATGGCAAAGGTAGAAGGGGTGCACCAGGATTCCCGGTGCGTTCTATCTCTGGGAGGGGGCTCCGTCAATTAATACCTCACATTACTGGCTAGTAATATGCGGCAATAACTACCGGGGAACACTCCGCACTGCTTTCTAGAGATTAGAGAAACAGTGCGCAGGGCTCGGAAGAACAGAAGAGCAGTGGTGGATGTCCGGGGGGGTTGCTTTGACGCCTCTCGGCGTACCCGTTTTTTGGGCAGCTGACCCCGGACATCGTCTGGGCATACTCGGTGATACCGGAAATCCCAATACAGGGAATTATATGTGTGTGTCGCTAGCGGTCAATCGTTTGGCTTCAATTCTGTGTGGCAATTTTCACACTACTGCGGTGGGCGGAAGAGTGCTCGCACGGGCGTCTGCGATCTTCTGCTGTGTGTCCTCCAGGTCGGCTTGAAGCTGTGTACGCTTTTCCGGCGGCATTGGGCGAAGCAGCTGCTGCTCCAGGTCATTGTGCTGGATGACGAGTGCCTGGAGGTTGTCCAGCAGGTCTGCGAGTTGGCCGAGTGTCATGCTGCGCCTCCTTCTTCTTCTGTGTGTGCACGGGTGTACCCCTCTTCGAAGGGCGCCGCCGGACTGTAGCTGGTGTAGCCGTCGGCGTACTGAATGAGGTAGCCTCCTGCTTGTGGCCGGTGCTTCTGTACCCATTCGATGTCCACGGTGAGGTCTGACGGTACATTGGTGCCGAGTTCCAGCTGCAGTGCCTGTGTATAGTCTTCTTGCAGCGGGCGGATGCTCATGATCTTCGCCGCGCGCACCTGTTTGTGGCAGGTGTACAGCGGCAGATTCATGTTTGGGAAGTTTTTTGACATACTGATGGTCCTTTTCGTGGGTTATTCCCGCACATTACTAGCGAGTAATGTGAGGTATTAATTCCTAATAATAGTTACTGTCCCTCCCCTTCCTTGCTGCTTGGCAGCCGGCGCAGCTGCACCCATGATCAGTATAGGTGGGATTGGGCGCCATGGGCTTCGGCTGCGCTGTCCACCCCTTCTGTGCCTGCGCCTGTGTGTGCTTCAGCCGCAGCGCTTGGCGGTCCTTTTCCAACTGCTTCAGCAGCTTCACCGTGTCTTCCCAGCGAACTTCCAGGCTGGCCTGCTCCCTCAGCGCTTCTGGGTTGAACAGGACCTCTCCGGGGCGGCTGGTGAAGTCGAAACCCTGCAATTGCAGCTTCTCCACTATTCCTTCCATGAGAAAGCGGAGGCTCCGGTTGGCATCTTCCCCCATCCGGTGATCCTGAATGTCCACCCCCCGTCCAGGCTTCCGTGCGGCCGACCCCAGAAGGAACAGTGCGATGCCTGTGGACCGGCCAGTCCGTCGATTCAGATCTTCGCTCATGCCGCAGCTCCTTGTACTTCCACTTCCAGTACTCCTCCGCGGCTCAGCCACTTGTCCACAATGGGCTTGAAGCTCGGGGGCATGCCACTTCTGATGGGCAGATTCCGCGTCTTCACATCCGCAAGCGCGCTGCCTGTGTCCCAATAGAACTTATCCCCTTCGCGGACGCTCAGAATGACGTCGCTGAACATCGGCACAACTTCCGGACCGAGGGCTTTGCCCAGACTTTTGAGGGTGATCTTCACACCTCCGAGCACCTGATCGGTCTCCCTGTCCACATGAGCCAGCATCACGAAGTGACACTTCAGCTGATTGGTGATCATGTGGAGGAGGGTCGAGACCTGCCGCTGCGCAATGCCCCAGTCGGACTGGTTTTGAACGGGTTTCCCACCAACGACAAGGCCCATCGCTGCTCTTGCAAGACCTGCCATTCCGTCAATGGCAAGGCATCTGCCGGGCCCCCACTCGTCGGTGGCGCCGAAGGTTTTACCGGTTCTGTCACATTTGAAGTCATTGAGACTCTCCAGAATGAGTTCGAAAGTGTTGTGCTTCCTGCGATCGGGGTCGGCCATCTTCGCAAGAGCATCCAAGCTCATGGTATTGACCTTTTTTGCTTGTGCGAGTAGATCTGTGAATTTGGCCTTCGGCGCTTCGATAATGTGCCAGTGGACGCCTTCCGGTACGGGCAGTCCCCGGTCGGTCCAGTAGCCAAGGAGGGATTCCAACCCTGGCTCCAACCCCATGTAGAACAGCTCCACGCCAGCATCCACCAGTGTGCCCAAGGCGAAGGTTTTGCCAGTGCCTGGAGGCCCCATCAGGAGGACGTTGACGCCAGGAAGGAGGCTTTCGCCTGAGGCGATGGGGGTTGCGACTTCGATTGTCATTGATTTTCCTTTGCTTGGCGTTCCCGCCGGTTGTTGAAATTGTCCCAGTGATCCTTCACAAACTCATTGTAGCATGGGACGGCATCCCTGCGACGCTTTTCTTCTGCCTCGTAGGCAAGTTGTAGGCGCCAATAGTACAAGCGTTGCTCTTCTGCGGCCAGTTTGTCATAAGAATCGATGACTCTGCAAACGAATCGCATGATTGCTGTGTACAGCCAGCAACCCAGAATGATCGTTCCGAAGATCAGGATCATGTAAATCATGGCGGGAATCCTTCCAAGAGTAAGTTAAGTTCCCTCTGCAGCAAGTCGTGGGGTAATGCCTCGGTGAAGTCACTGTCCCATCCTGTCCACACACTGCCATCCCCGCTGATCCTTCTGTGCTGCGGGCAGCCTCTGGTGAGGATGCTGAAGGGTCGACCTTCGACGGGGCAGACGGACCAGGAAGCGGCGCATGTGGGGCAGACGAAAGCATAGCCGTCCGGCGGCGAGCCGTCCTTGGTCCAGGTGGTTGGACGTCGGACGGCCGAGCCGAAGTACTGGCCCTCCACGGTGAAGTGTTGGGTCCAGGGCATCTTCAGAGCCCCAATTCCTTCATGGCGTCACCGTCCATGCCCTGGGCACCGCCGCGCTCTTCTTCCAGCAGGGCGGCAGGAGGCAGGCTTGCGTCCCGGACGTAGCCCCAGGAAGCCTCGAACTCCGCTTCGGACAACTCTCGACGGGCCAGCGGATCCCAGACCTTCTTCTGGAAGTATACGGGCATCAGACCATCCGGGTCACTGCTCTTGCACACCTTGGAAAAGGTGCACCCGCCGTAGTCATTGCACGCGCCTTCAAGCTGCCAATCCCAGTACCCTTCCTGCCAGCACGCAATCATCCGGCGAACATCCCGCAGCATCTGCTCGTACCAGCGATCCGTCTCGTAGTCGGTACGGTAGGTAGGCACTTCCAGGGTGTCGTACTTTGTCTTCAGGATACTCACTCCACGGACAATGTGCCCAGCAACTTTGATACCCTGCTTCCGTGCAGCCCACCCGTAGCCAGTAAATTGTGATCGCATCTCCCATTGCTTCCCCCATGACATTCCCAAGCTGCTCGTGGTCTTCTCGTCGTAGATGTAGACTCCGCCTGCACGTTCAGCGATCATGTCGCTCCGCCCGGTGTACAGGATGGGGTCACCCGTCACTGGATGTAGGATGTCGATCGGCTCCGCGAAGGAAAACTCGATGCCTCTTGCTCCACCTGGAAGGGTGATCGGGTTTGCCCCGTCCTCGCCAAGTGGATAACGTTCAAAATAAAATTCAAGTGCTCCGCACATGCGTTCCAGGGACTTGGCAGATTCTGCTGGACACTCAAAATCTCCATAATGTCGAATGAGCGCTGCAAGCCCAGCAGATTCTGAGTCAGATAGTCCAAGCCCGCTAATGTAAAATGCACGTCGAGCTGCTTCAATTCCGCTTGCGAAAGCTCCTCCAGCCACGAGGTGCACGCTTTGAGCCTTGGGTTTGTAGTGCTGGACATACTGTCGGAAGAATTTTTGAGGGCAGCCACGGAATGTTCCTAAGATTGTGCTGTCGATGGTGTGAGGAAACATCGGGCGCACTTGGGGTTGAAGATTAGCGGGCATAACCATCCTTATATCTATTTCTGCGATACTCATTACGGCAGACAGCATGATAGAAAGTTGTAATATTTCGGCCAGATTTAATAACTGGCTTAAGATTCACTTCATCATCGTACTGTTTGCAGACGTAACACTTTTTCCAGTTTGCGTTGCCGCAGGCTTTTTGAGCCTCCAGGCGCATGTGAAGCAAATTGTGGTAGGCTTCATCAGGGCAGACAACTAAGTTGCTGTTCCTGTTGTTTGATCGATCTTCGTCGACGTGGTGGATAACGGCTCCTGGGGGCAGTGAGATTCCAATGGCATCTTCCACGATTGCTCGGTAGTCTCTTTTACCTTTTTCAGGTTCCAAGATAGGTCGTCCCATTTTTGTAGCTCCTGTTCGGCTTCCTCCCCCATCGTGGGGAGTCCGTCAGAAGAACTCATTGAGCAGCTTGTCACTGTCAATGGCCGCTAGCTTCTCTTTCGCAGTAGTGCGCTTCGCACGGGCTGCGGTGCTGGTGGTGGAGGCTTCGACTCGTTCCTTGCGGATGGCCGCGAGAGCAGCACGCAGCTCTTCCGTGGTGAGAGTGCCATCGGCGGACTTACGTCGCCACTCTTGGATTTGGGATTGGATGATTTCACTCACTTGGGCTCCTTCAGAAGGGATGGGGATGGTAGGGTTAGAACTTCTTGCCGTCGGGCAGGAGGCGGTTAGCCACCTTGTGGTCTTCGCGGTGGGCGTTGAACTGAAGCTTTTCCGCGATGGCACCACCGAGGTCCATGGACTGTGAACCCGCGATGTCGAAGATGCGGATGACGGCATCTGCCAGCTCCACTTCCAGCATCTTCCGGTGGGGAAGCTTGTCATCCATGAGATCCTTGCGGGCCCCTTCCATGGCTTCCGACACTTCGGTGACGACGAGCATCAGAAGTTCGCCGACGTTGCGGTCCAGAGGTTCCTGGGTGATGATGTTGGTCCACCAGCCGGCTTGCACGTTGCCATAGTGGATGGTGGCGCAGCAGTAGTTGATAGCGGCAGCTTCCATCTTACCGATACCCTCCTTGAGGCGGGTCTCCACGGCTTCGGAGAGGTCGGTGGGCATTTGGCTTTTCATCTCAGTTTTCCTTTGGGTTTAGGTTTGAATTAATACCGCACATTACTAGCGTGTAATATGAGGTATTAATCCTCAGTTGTCAAGTCAGAGAAACTCGTGCTGTGACTGCTTGATATTTCGCAGCCGCTGATCGAGGTTCTGCAGGGCGTTCAGACGGCGACTGATCTTCACCAGACGGTTCAGGTGGACGACAAGCTCCGGCGGGCATGCATCCTTCTCGTACATCTTCTGCAGTTCCATGACCATCTCCCACACGTATTCGCTGTCGGTCATGTCCCGGACCTTCTTAGCTTCGGGCATGGTCACAGTGGTCACGCCAGGTACAGACGGGTTGTCGGACGGCTGCAGGCTACGTACAGACATTGAAGGCTCTCCTTGCGGTTGCGATTGAGGAGGATGTCCTGCGCGTCAACGAGGACTTCAGTGTAGGTGGACCCCTGGCTTCGGTGAGTCGTGATGGCATAGGCGTACTTCACCTCGTGGAAGATATCCTTCAAGGCCCAGAATTTCCTCCACAGCCGGCCGTCGGTGCGGGCTGCATGTGCCAGCGATTCGCAGTCGTTGTTGAAGGTATTCAAGCTCTCGGGGTGGAGGACCCACAAGCGGATGTTCCGGCCATCCTCTGTCAGGCATTTGAGTTCCTGCATCTTGTACTTGCTCTCGCCGGGGTGCTGCGCTTCCCTGACACTCGTAACGACGGCTTCCATATCCGTGGCCAAGACTACATCTTCGCCGATCTTACAGGGGCCTGCAGCGATCACACGTTCGCCCGGAAGGAAGTACCCACTGATGGCATCCTTCCCGAAAATCCCAGCGCGGATCAAATCGTTGTATTCTCCCACCCTGACATTTCTCCAGGCAATCACCTTGGTTTTCTCGCCATCCGCGAATGCGCCTTGAGTCGCCAGATCGTACAACCTCATCTTGAGGGCTTGTTTTGTCAGTTTCCATACGCCTTCCGTACCGTCGTTGTTGGACTTCAGTTGAATGTTCGTCATCGGAGAGTAGATCTGATGGCGAATGTGGGTAACCAGGTCGAGGATCTGATTGTCGTGGCGCATCACCGTCGACAGGGTTGCACCGGGGACTTTCTCTTTCCAGACGGGGCTGATCTCTTCCTTCACCGGGGGAAGCTGTGCCTCGTCCCCCATGAATACCACCTTGAGGTGCCCGCCATTGACGTGGGCCTTGAGGTGATTCATCAAATTTTGGTTGACCATGCCCGCTTCATCAATGAAGATGACATCCGTTTCGGAGAGGTCAGGCTTCTCCCCCGCGACGAGTTCCTTCAGCTCTCCCGACTTGTCGATGCGGAGGCAGAGAAGGGAGAAGATAGTGCCAGCAGTTCCAGTGACCTTTGCAAGTTCTTTTGCTGCTTTGTTTGTCGGTGCTGTGAAAGCAAAACGCACGCGACTGCCCTGGCTACGCTCAAGGACGGATCGCATGCAGAAAGTCTTACCCGTCCCTGCGAATCCACGCAGTATGAAAAAGTTGTGGCCGGGGTCTGGGTCTTGGATGAAGCCCAGTAGACTTTCGATGGCAAGGATCTGCTCTGCCGTTGGCGGAGGCTTGTCATTGCTCTTGTCATTGCTAGGGCTCCCGCTGATTGGACGTGACAAAGTTACCTGAGAAGCTGCTGTTTGTGGGAGATTGCTCATGATGAGTGTTGAGTGCTGGATGGGTGATCGTCTTCAGGCCTGCGGCCCGGAATGCCTCGTAAGAGGAACGGCGGTTGTAACGGCCAACAACTTTGTCGAAGTTACAGTTGTACCAACTGTCGTAAGCCCCTTCGGGAGACCAACCAAAACCGGTTTCGTAGGTTTTGCCCGAAGCGGGAATGTTGCATAGATAAACCCCAAAGGTTTTCGAGGGCTTGATATGCGGCAGCTTGGGGTTAAGAGCTCGTTTGTGCATTGACGGCTCCGCGCCGGTTCAGGGTTCGTTGAAGCCGATACTGCCGCCAGCCCATGGCTTTGACCAGCTTGCGTTGCTGGTTGCGGCGGGGGTTGGGGTTGAGGAAGGTTCCGTAGTGGTAGGAGTCCCACAGAAGGCGGGGGGCGGAACGACGAGCGACAGATGCTGCGGAAGGCAAAAGCTTCTTCAGTATCGCCGCCAGACGGCTCTTGCCTGGAGCCCGTCGGCTCAGTGGCTTGATGTCGTCAATGATGATGGGAGTGTTCACGATTTTACCCTTTCTGGGTGGTTGAGGAAAGTTGTGCAGCAGCATCCTGCTGAGCGTAGTGTTCGCGGATCACCTTTTCGAAGAAGCGCTGCTGTGCGCCGAAGGGGATTTTCCCTTCGATTTCGCTGAAAAGCTCCAGCTCAATACGAGCCACGAGGTCTTCAGGCAGGGCGATGTTCTTGACGATGGGGCGGATGATGCGCTTAGGGCGTGCCATAGATTGCTTTCAGAAAGGGGGTGAAGAAGAGTCGTCGTCCTGGGGAGTGTCTTCAGGGTATTCGTCCTCCAGGGCGTCAGTGTCCATGCCTTCGGCTGTGAGCCAGCCATCTTCCATGAGGATTTGGGGAATACAGTCGGCGCACATCGGTGTGGTCGTGTGGTCGGTTTTCATTTCCCTGGGCAGACTGCTCTCGGTGTTGGGGTCCAGGGCGATCCAGCGATCCACCTTCATATGCCTGTTGTGGAGGCGGCGGAAGTATCCCATGAACTGCGGAGTTTCTTTCCCGCACTGCTCGCACGTACAGCGATGAATCCAGATGGTGTCGGCAACTTCCCTCCAGTCATGCTTCAATTCCAAGCCGGTGATGGTGGAAAGGAGATTGTTCTTCTCCGTGCCTGAGAGATTCGTCCGCTTGACCAGCTTGCGGGCCTCTTTCAGTTGCTTCTTTTCTTCGATTTCCTGCCTGCCGCCGGCAATGAGATCGTCGAGGAAGTTGTCCAGACCCTGGGGCTGTTCCTTCGCTTCTTGAACTTCCTTCCTTTCTGCGTCGAGACGTTCGTTCAGAAAGTCGAAGGATTGTGTGGAGGGCGCAGCTGCAGCTGTTTGCATGTCCATTTTGTGTGAGCCTCTAAGGTTGCCAGATCGACTATCGACCGGGCATATGCCAATTATGGCACATATTCGTGGGAATTACTACCCAGTTTTGGATTAATACCTCACATTACTACGGAGTAATATGCGGCAATAACTCTCCCTTCTGCCCAAGTAGAACCGCCCCCAAAGCTGGAGGGCCTGGGAGCGGATCGAGGTTCAAAGGGCCAGCAGCGGAGGCTCAATCACACTGCCTGTATCCTTTTACATCCTCACACTGCGACAGTCGTTAGACTGCGGCCGTGCCCATTGCGCTGGGGTTCAGCGTCTCGCTGGTGAAGCTGTCGAGCAGCGCATCGCTGTCGATCTTCACTTCGCCCTTCTTGGCGGCACGGTCGGCCTTCTCGGCTTCCATGCGCTCCACGATCGGGCGCAGCTTGGCGTTGCGACGCAGAGCGAGTTTTTCCTCGTGGGTCTTCGAGGCCAGCAGTTCGCGGATCGACTCGATGGGCTTGCCAGAGAGTTCCACGAGTGCACGCACCAGGATGCTGGAGCCGGAAGCCGAGGCACCACCAGCCGACTTCTCCCGCGTGACGTTCCATTCGCCCTTTTCCAGGCGGATGCGCAGGGCGTCGATGGCTTCGATCATGTCTGCCACGTCTTCGATGCCGGCGGTTTCGTCGCCGAGCTTCTGCTCGGCGCCGTGGGCGGCGAACTTCAGCAGCAGTTCCGGCACGATGCGGTAGGTGCGGGTTTCGCCGTTCAGGAAGTCCATGCGCACAGAGACAGTGTCCTGCTCGATGGTGGAGGTCTTCTGCATCTTGCGCTTGCCTGCGAACTCCACGACTCGGCCATCGTCCATGGTCACAGTGGTGATCACAGGGGCGACCTTGGCCTTCTTGCCAGTGGCGGTAGCCGTGTCTGCAGCTTGCGATTGGTTTTCGACTTGATCGGACATTTGGAAATTCCTTGAATGACTTTTTCAGTGAGCAATTTATGGGGGTGCCCACCCTATTCCCCCGGTGCGTTGCGGGACTGCAACATCGAGAACCCCGATTATGCCTCGGCATGCGGCAGCTTGGCAAGGCTTTTCGGGTGTTCTGTGCAAACTTTTACAAACTATGGTCGGGGTCTGGGCACTCGGGCGGAGAGATAGACGGGGATGACCCAATCACCCTCAGGCGACCCAGACGCAATCTTGCTGTTTCGGCGTGGGAACTCGTCAACATCTACCTGCCGTACGTAGCCAAATGGCACCGCCCCTGCCTGCACGCTCGCTGATGCGGGGGGATCCACGTACACGATGCAATCACCCCCTTCGGCCGAGTCGTAGACGCCCACCACGATCAGTTCCTCAGTGCTGCCGCGCACGCGGACCTTGAAGCATGGGGCCAGCTTCGTCGGGCCAGAGATGGCCGCATTGAAATCGACTGCGCGCACCATCAGCGGTTGTCCGGGGATGTTGTAGACCTTCGTCTTTCCGTCTGCGGCGGTGCATGACACGGTGGCCGGCTCTGCCCCCTCTACGGGCTCCGCAGGCGAAGCACCGGTGATGCGATCAACCCATGCGTCATCGCTCTCACCCTCAATTTTGAAGGTGTTTAGCACCTCAGGCTCCGCAGCCATGGGGGCGGCATGAGTGTAGAGAGCGCGCACCTCCAATGCACGAGGCGAGCCCTTCGCGTCTTCCGAGCCTTCGGTGTTGAACCAATACTTGCTCCCATCGACAAACCGAGCTTGCCACTGCGCCACCTTGGCCGGTGCCATGGGGGCGGCATAGTGGTAGACTGTGCGCTCCTTGTCGGTGGTGCCCCAGCCATGATCGCCTCCGCGCATCAGAACTTCGGTCGTGCAGGGGGCTTGGCAAGTCGGGCATGGCGTTGTCGGCTTTGCTCCCTTTACAGGCTCCGGGCTTGAATAGGTGCAAGAGAAGCAGACACCAGTCGTTGTCGAAATGCCCTGCGGATCGTCGCTTCGTCCGCACGCCTTGCATTTGGCCGGCTCTACGGCTGTGTCCTCCTTGGGTGAGTTTCTCGCCCAGCTACATTCCCCTTCGTGCCCCTTCGCATGCACACAATGCCAGTAGCCAAGAGAGTTGTATGGCAGGATCGGGCAGGGCCCTGCGGCCGGCGCGGCTGCTGCCAAGACTTTCCCCCCTTCCAGGGCACTTTTCGTCTCCTTCATACGGGCAAGCCCTGGAGCAAGATCGAGAGCTTTCGGGTGCGGACGTGCTTCTGATGTCATTTGTGTCACCTGTTTTGGTTAAGATCGTGAATCCGGTCGGACAGTACCGCATCCAGCTTGTCCACAAGCGCCTCCATCCTCTGGATGAGCTTGTCATTGCTCTTCTGAATGGCACTTGCGGCTCGTTGCATCTGCTCCGCAGCACTCTGGATGTTGTGACCGGCTCTGGCCACTTCCTCCGACCCCATCAAAGTTATGCAATTCACAACGGTTCTCCCAGGGCTTCCTCGCCCATGCTGACGATTTTGTCAAATAGGAATTGTTGCATGTCTCTGCTTTCGTCTCGCAGTCCTCGATCAATGTGCAGGAATTCCTCGATGAGTGTCGAGGCGACAGCCTTCGTCCCTCCGAGCTGGAAAACTCGTTCACTCAGCCAAATTTCCCTTTCCACCGCCATGGCCAGGATGCCTTCCCCGAGGTTTTGCACCACGTGGATGGGGTACTGCGTGACCTCGAAGCCGATTTTTCGACAAAATTCCGATGCACGTTCCAGCGTTTTTGCCTGCACTTGCGTAATCTGCATCGGCTTGTGGCGGAAGGCTGCCTTTTCCCGCGTGCGAACCATCGACACAGCGGACGCCGAGGGCTTCATCACATCTTTGGCGTACTCTTCCATGACGATTTTCTTGAAGAGCTGGGAGGGCTCCGCCGTTGTGTTGAAGTCGATTGCGGCTTCCCAGGTGTGCTTTGGCGCACAAATGGCTTTACGGATGAAGTCTGCATCCGTCGTTTCCAAAAGGGCTCGGCGGACTTTGTCCTGCAGGAGGAAAAGGTACTTGGCTGTGCGATCCTCCGTAAGTTCCACATTGCACAGAAAGTTGTAAGTCATGAGACTTTTCGTGGGAAGCTGCCCTACCAGGATGTTCCGGTAGTAGACTCCGCTGTTGGGAGTGTGGCGGACCTCCAGAAGTTCCGGAACCACACTGTGTGGTGCGCCTTCGAGGATGTACTGTTCTCGGTTTTGCCAGACAGCATTGAAGGCTTGCCCGGTCACACAGATGACAGTTTCCCCGGCTTCGCCATCAACTGCGTAGCTTTCGTGACTGACGCTGCCGGATTCGTCCATGCAATTGCAAGCAAGCTCCCGATAGGCCATCCAGAGTTCCCAGTGCTTGCCAAGCTCCGTGGTGAAGCCGCAAAGCTTTGGCTCTGGTTGCCGCCCTGCGTGATAGCCCGCAGGTTCATACATTTGCACAAGGGAGAAATCCTTGTCCCGAATGGCCTGGACCTTGGTGCCAAAAGCATACACTTGCCCATCGATGATGATGCGAATGTCTTGACCGTGGCGCAGAAGCACTGCAATTGCGTACTTCAGCCCGGTGCCGAATTGCCCAATAGGCGACTTGCTTTCTTTGACACTAGCACCAAAAGTAGTGATTGCGTGAAGGTCGAGCAGACCCTTGTTCTTGAAGACGATCATTGTGAACCTTTCTATTGTAAGATTACCAGCTGATGTGAACGGACCATTGACAATACTTGGGACGCTGTTCTAGCGGCCGATCATCCAGATCGCCCAAGCCAAAGCGGGTGACTTCTGCCTTGCTCGCCTTCCACTCGGCCTTGAAGTTTCGAGGGGCCGAGGTCAGAGTCTGCATGAGGTCTTTTGCCAAAATCGTCGGCGCAACTTTCACACCTTCGAGAGCAGAATCGCTCAGGTCTGTCATATTGTCTGTGCTGACTCCGTTGAACCCCTCTTCTGCGGCGACTTGGATGCGAAGTTCAACCTGCTTTAGCGAAGAGGCGAGTGCCCGAGCTGTGCGGGCTTGTGCAGCAGTGTAGGGACGGTAAGGAATGGGTGTCATTGGTGATCCTTAATCCAAGGCCTGCGGGCCGGGCAGAGGCAACGCTGGAGAAGTTCCATGTCGCCGGTGATTTCAGGTGCCATGTGTTCGTAAATGCCTGTGGCACGGTTGTGCTTGATTCGCATGAGGCCGCCGGCCCAGCGCTTGCCAATGATGACTTTGGGCTTGAGCGGTGCAGGCATCGCGGGATGGTAGTGCGAAAGGTAGCTTTCCCGTACGACCTTGAAGAGGCTGACGGGAATGTTGGAGGTGACAACTGCTGTCATGCTACTTTTTCGAAGGATAGCAGACGAGAATGGTCATTCGGATTACTCCTTGATCTGCCAGACATCGGCCACGATAGAACCGATGTGAGCGGACGGAATGCCGGCACGAAGGATGAAGAGGCCACTCTTGAGAGCCTCGGTAGCCAATTGCATGTTCTCCGACCAGTCCTTCACGTAGAAACAGTCCAAAGGGAGGTCAAGGGAGTCCGACAGGTTGACGCTGAGCTTCGCTAGCGGCTCTCCGTCGTCGTCCGATTCGAGGACTACAGCAAGGGCCCCATCGGCGTATGTGGTGCGATACACGGCGACTGTGCCCCATTCCTGGGACCGGAAAGTCCCCAGTTTATCCGATTTGTTCATTTTGAGCCTCTGAGAAAGGGTTGAGACGGCACGGAAGTGTGACGTCGAGGGCCATTTTGGTAGCAACGGCGGCAGTTGTCAAGGCTCCACCGGGCAAACTGTTGCGGTTTACCCCCGGAGCTTCCGCTCAAGGTAGCTTTCAATTGCGCTTTTTCCCGGCAAAGCCTGAGGCAAATCGTAAGATACTGGTAGTGTGAGAGTGGGCTGAAGTGGCGGAGCCGGTGGAGCCGGTTCTGACTTTCCTCCAGAAAGCTTGTCCAAAAGTAGCGCGGCGGAGGCATCTGCCTGTTCGGATAGCTTCGGAATGTTGAGGCCCTTGCGCAAAAGGAGTGCGATGGGGGAGTTTTCCTTGTTGTAGAAGTGGAGAGTGTGAGGGCTTTCAGGGACAAAATCCCCTTCGATTCGCATTGAGACTTGGAATACAGCCTCCCAAATGCTGTCCATTCCCTCCCGTTTTTTGCGGACTGCTTGCATGAAAGAGTAGAACTGTGACATTGTGGACTTGGCCACACGCAAAGTGGGGCATTCGAGGCTCACTGTACCCTCAAGGTAGGCTCGTTGGAGAGTGGTGCCCATCTCGGCAGGATAGGTGCGGGGGTCTTTAGATCGCGGCATGGGGAAGTTTCCTCTAAAAAGGGTAGTGAACAGGGGCGGTGGTAGTTATTGCCGCACATTACTCCCACGTAATGTGAGGTAGAAATGGTAGGGTTTCCCCTCGAAACGGCGCATGTCCACACTATACGGTAGCGCTGCCCAGGTGGAAACCGGTGCGCTTTTCTCCCTTTCGCTCCCCCGTTCCCCCTCTTATATTCTCCCTCGTGATTGCCCCTGAAGTTCGCCCACCCGTCCACTTTTTTCGGTGACCCCGGCCCTCCCCCTCTTATTTCTCGTGGGAATTACCGTGTGTATTCTCTCAGTGTTACAGTGAAAAAAAAAAAATTGTAACTGTAAGTAGTAAAAGAGATGAGAGAGAAAGTCCGACAACAAAAAAGAGGGGGACGCCCCCCCCCCCCGATGGTCAAATGGTGGACGGGTGGGCGAACTGGGGGGGTAATGACTAGGGAGAATGGTAGAGGGCGAAAAAGGGAAACGAGGGGATAGGGGGCGCGATCGTGCGAGATGAGGGTGGAGGTTGAACTCTCGGATTGCGCCTCATGGCGGGCCGTTTAGCCCTATTGGCGGCCTATTCCTATGGGGGGCGGACACCCCTATTAGAGGGTTGAGCCGGGTTATTCCCTCACATTACTAGCCCGTAATGTGCGGTATTAATGGACGTAAAAAAGCCCGCACTGAGGCGGGCAACGGAGTCGGGACAAGCCCCCGTAGGGGCATTGTTTCACGTGGAACCTGCTTACTCGTCGTTGGAGTCGCCGCCCAGGAACCCGGCGAGCACGGCCTCGGATGCGTCGGAAGGCTCCCGCATCGCCGCCATGGCCTCCACCACACGCTTGTTGGCACGGAGAGCCGAGCGCTGCTCTTTCGTGAGGGCTTCGAGGCTCGTGGTGACCTCGGCGCGGGACTTCCCCCCCAATTGCATGAGAGCGCGGACGAAGAGGCCACCGACAGGCGCTTCGCCGGCCGAGCGGATTTTGTTCCAGGTGCCCGTCGGCGAGACGATGCGGTCAAACACCTCCTTGACGGCCTCATACTTGTCGGAAAGGGTCGCTGACCGGCCCGTTTCCGGGTCACGTGCGATGGCTGCCGCGTCCACAAGCTTTTGCTTGAGGCCGTGCAACGTGGCTTCCATGACAATGGATTCGGAAAGCTGCGTTGCGTCGAGGGAGAGGGTCCGGCCATCGCTGAACGTGAGAGTCAGCGTAGCTGCGTCGGGGTTGACGGCAGCGGCGACGGTCGGGGTACGGGTTGCAAGAACTTGAGCCATTTTTGAGCCTCTATGCCCGGTGTGGGCGTTACGGTTTGCCGGAAACTCCCGGCGGAGTAGAGCAGTTTGCTCTCGAATGCCTATTGTCGGGCATTCGGGAAAGAACTGCCTAGGGGTTTACCCTACAATTCAGAGCAATGTGTGGCCGATGTTGGAGCGGAGGGCGCCGAGGCGGCGTTGTTCAATGGCCGACAGCGGGCGAACCCGGGCGAGAGATTCGAGGTTGCGGAGTTCCGCGACGAGTTTGCTCATGATGATTAGTCTTTCCAGTTTGCAACAATGACGATGAGGACGAACAAAAGGAGGGAGGCCGTGACGATGTCGGGGACGATGTTCATGCGAGAGCCTTTCAAGTTACGGTGAATGGATTCTAGCATACCTCGCGGGCATGCTGGAATGCACTCTACAACTAGTTGTGGCGGTTCTGCCACCAGTCATAGACCGCCGCACCCCCGACGATGAGTGTTCCGAGGGCGAGGAAGGCGCCGCACGTGCCGACGACAACGAGAAAGACGGTAGTTTGATACGACATGGAGCCTTTCAGTGTGGCGGTTGGTTGCGATGCATTGATTCTAGTGGTCTGAGAGCCGCCAGGGAAATTATTTGCATGCGCGGGCAACTGTTACACATTTGAGGATTAGAGCCACGTGGAGGCGCTTCTAGGGGGTGTAGCCCCTACCGTATCAGAGGGTCAGTGATCGCCGCGCCTATGGGCCTCTAATCGATTTTGCACCAAACTGGTGCATGCATAATGATTGGGGCTAACATACGAGACTGAGTATATGGGCGGAACCGCGCCGATAGGCGTCAGAACAGTAAGCTCCGCCGCGAGCCGATAGGCGGAATCTATGGACTGCAGTGGATAGGCGATGGCTATGGGGGACAGAGGGGACGTGGTGGGGAGATGGGAGAGGGCGGCGAAGGGCGAGAGGGGGCGATGTGTGACCCTTAGCCAACCCTCGCGCCGACGCAGACGAGTACCCCTAATCGGGGACTGATCACCAGGGCGAGGCTGGCCCAAATCAATGAGGGACAGATTGAGAGCGGGCAGAGGGCGATGATGTGGAGCCATGGTCTGAGCCGTGCGTGCTAGAGCTTGAGGGGTGGCGTGATCTGGCCCGGGCTACGGGGGAGCGATCAGAGGGGGGAGGGGGGGGCAGACTAGCAAATTTCGGGCCAGTTCGCCGGGGAAATCGGGGGGAGGGAGGGGGAAAATTCAGGCGGTGGAAAAAAGTGATAATGCACCCCCTCGCAGTTTTTCAAAATTCCATCCCTTTCCTCACTGCTCCGTTAGGAGTCAAGACAATTCGCGGCAGTTCGCCCTTCCTCTTTTTATTTTTTTTTTCAGCGCCGCAATTTCATTATTGCCTCACATTACTCCGGCGTAATGTGCGGGATTAATCCCCTCTTATACTGTATACTGTACTAACATTTGT